ATCAAGCGGATTTAATAAATGGAGTTGCGAAACGTAAAGGCATAGTTAAATCTGATGATTATAATACCGACACTATGCGAAATTTAAGGATTCGTTATAACCATGCAAGAATTTTAATCAAACTCTTAGGTGTTGAAATAGCTAATGATTGGATGTGGAGGTAATGTACAGGCGATGAATGAGAATATAAAAGACCTTTTAAAGCTGATAGAAGAACATCCGGATTTGCCCGTAATCCCAATGGTTGGCCAAGACATAGTTGCCGACTGTACAGGCGAATGGGTGGCAAGTTTCGGGAAAGCAGAAGTAAAGAAGATGTGCATATACGGGGAAAATGTGGTTTTCCGAGAGGAGAAAAATGCCATTAAAACCGTAGAAGCACTGGAACTTGAAGGTCTGACAGAAGGACGGGCGAGAGAGGAAAGCTTAGAAAAGCTAAACGGCTATCTTGATGAACTAGACTGGTTGGAAGCAATCATAGTACACATCGAAACGCCGACAGTGAAAATTCCGGATAATACGGAAACGATTAATGAATTATTGGGGGATTAAATGACAAGACTGCCAAACTTAGAGCTATTGATGTATAAAGCGGGAATTTATCTTGAATACGATGAAGAATTTGCACAAAAAGCAAAAGGAAAATCACTAAATTTCACAATCGAGACGTTCCCACAAATATGGGGGAACACCTGCACAGGTTTTGACGTTACAGAGGGCGGAAATGCCACTATAGGAGGTTGTGCCATGACAACGGAATACACAACTGTAGTACACGAGGAAATAACAGAAACATATTTGGTGTTCTTTGGGGATAGAGCTTGCTATGCGGTCCATAATCCCACAAAAGAATTTTACGAGGACTTGAAGGAAAGGAATTTAGCTAGTCTGTCAAAATCAAAAGAGAGGTATTAGATGACAATTAACGAATATCAGAAAGAAGCACTTAGGACGGCGAGCGGGATGAATCATAAAGATACGCTTGATAAAATCATGAATGGAGCACTGGGACTCACAGGAGAGAGCGGAGAAGTCGCCGACATGCTAAAAAAGCATTGCTACCAAGGGCACGGGCTGGATACGGAGCACATCGCAAAAGAACTAGGGGACATTGCATGGTACATCGCTTTCACTGCTGACGCTCTAGGCTATGACTTAGAAACGATCCTGCAAATGAATGTAGACAAGCTGAAAGCACGGTATCCGCATGGCTTTACGTGTGAAGAAAGCTTACACAGGAAGGAAGGCGATGTATAGCCATGAAGCCTTTAAATTTCGGGCAGTATCAAGCAATGAAACGCTTTACCTTTAATCAGATGAATGCGTGGGCGGTATCGGTATATAAAAGCGGATTTGAGGATGGGCAAGAGGACGGAACGGAAACCGTGGTACTCGAATTTGATGAGCAGACCATGCGGGAATTTCTGACATCCATAAAGGGGATAAGCGACAAGACGGCGGATAAAATAATATCCGCCTTTATTGAAAAAGGTGGGGGAACATGGGAAGTATAATGGCACAGCCTGCTTTTTAAAAACAAGTGTTCTTGTTCCAACTTGCCTTAACATCTGTGAAATCTTAAAATATAAGCGGTACTTAAAGGAACGTGATAGAGGTGGAGCGGATGGACTGGGGGAATGAAAAAACACAAGTGAAATGCCCTTTTTATATATCCCATACTTATCCTAGGGGGAAGGGGGCGACGGCGATAGCGTGCGAGAAATTACCGGATATAGAAAATTCCTGCACTATGCGGATTTGCTTTACCAAAAAAGCGGAACTCGTAAAATACATGGATAAGTATTGCAAGTGCTTTTCCTATCAGAAATGCCCGCTATACCGCCACATATCGGAAGAGATGGAGAAAGAGGATGACAAAGAAAGAGCAGGAAGAGTTAAAAAGGCAAAATTTATTGTATAAGAAAGTGAAGGAAGCAAGCGACAGAAAAAGCGAGGAGATCCGATTCTGGGAAAGGCGGGCGGAGCACTGGGGAAGGCTGAAAGCGGACAAGGACAGGGAACTTGATAAAATGGCGGTAGAACTCCGGCACAGCCAAGCCCTATGTGCCTTACTACTTGAAAAGCTGGGGGGAGAAACGGAGATACAAGGATCCGCATGGCGGGACTTCATAGCAAGAGGCGCGGAAGTGATTGCCCGGACTGACGAAGCGGGTAGCTTTATCTTTTCTTTTGCTGGGGAAAAGGCAAGGGAAAAGGTATAAAATAAAGCTACTACGAAGGAAAGGGGGCGCATGAATTGCCAAGAGGAAGACCGCAAAACTTATTAGTGCATGACTATCTCACAGAGGAAGGGCTTGCATATCTTACCGCATTGAAAAGAAAAGGCTTAAGTGATGTGGAACTATCAAAAGCTATAGGTGCATGCCCTACTACCCTTAAGCACTGGAAAAGCCAATACAAAGAGATAAGAGAAGCGATAAAGCACGGCAAGCATGTGGCAGATGCGCAAGTGGAAAATGCCCTTTTCCTTTCCGCTATCGGGCATGTAAAAAAAGTGCCTACAATTTTAAAGGATAAATCTTCCGGAATCCCTGTAGTAAAGAAAAAGACCGGGGAAATCGGGCTCATGACAGGAGAAGAAGGTGAAGAGGTTATACAGTACGACGATCTGCAGTATTTCAAGCCCGATGTGAAAGCGATGATTTTCTATCTTACAAACCGCTGCTTTAAAGACTGGCGCATGAATCGCACGGACAGCACGGAAGAAGGCAAGAGCATATCGCCCGGCGTGGTGGAAGTGGTAGTAAGAAATGAGGGACTGGAAGAGTTGGAGCGAAGAGCGATAGAGGAAGCGAAGAAGAGAGACGAGGAAGAAGAAAAAGGAAGAGTATAGGGAAAAAAGGATTGATAAAGCTAAGCATATAAAAAAGAGGGGTTAAATGCCCCTCTTTAATTTGTTACATCCAAGAGATTGTATTCAGTACACCCCTGTAAGCGCTAGGGCTTACTATCACATAGCAGCCAAGCTTTTTATCATATCTGTAAGGATATACAGGTTTATGGTCTACGCCTGTGCCCTTTGTGCCTCTCAAAAGCTTGCCGCCTTCGACATAAAAACTTAAAGTAGTTCCTTTTACATCGTGCCAGCCATCACTATAATAACCGCTCATACTTCCCACCTTCCTGCCCTCTAGGGCAAATCTACTTTTATTATACCATCGCTCCCGCCGTAGCGGATAAAAGATTTTTATATCTACTGACTTTCTCGGACGGGTCGCCCGACTATAAAATTTTATGAGATAGGGGCATTAAGCCCCTTTTTTATAGCACTTGATGCTATTTGTTTGCATATACTCAACTTCATCAATGAGTTTTGCAAGGGCTTCGGGGGTTGGTGTGTAGTCCTTGGAGTTGTCTATTTTAGCAATCGTTCCTTCGACGTAGAAGGTTGGATTGTAGTACCCGTGGCATCCTTCTTCGTCTGTAAAGTAAGTGTTGAGCGTTAGCCGGTCTACTTTACTTCTATAAGTTTGGAAGACTCCTACTTCAATTGTGAGATTTCCTTTTTGTGCCCAGAAGCTAATTGTTGAGCCGCTTTCCTTGATGGTAAATCCCTTTGCTTCTACTAAGTTAATGAGTTCGTTCATGTTCTTATTCATATTTCCTTCTTTCTGCCCTATGGGCTTGTGCCTGTCGGCTTGTTTTCTTTGCTATGTCCATAGTTTACAACACTATGCCCATAGTGTCAATAGTTCAAGACTCGAAATATTTAACAAATATGCACATAGTTATTTGTATAATATGCCTATGTACATAGATGATTAAATATGCTATACTCTTTGCAAAGGAGAGAAATACAAATGGAAAATAAAAAGAAGAAAGCAATTCGAGATATCGCATATCAAAAGGAAAAGATTAAGCGGATTCCCTTTTCCATACAGCTATCCGAATATGACGCATTGAAGGAGCAAGCGGAAAGCGTGCCGATGAATACCTTCATAAAGAAAGCCTTGAACTCCTACACGGGGCAAGAGATATTTAAGGTGTAGGGGGGCGAGTATGGATAAGTTAAAGAAGATTCAAGCCGATATACTGCAAGGGCATAAAGATAGTAATATAAAATTTACAGACCTACAGAAGCTACTTATAGCAATCGGTGGAAAAGAAAGAGTAAAAGGCGACCATTTTATATATAATTATTCGGATATTGAGGCTATACTAAATATACAGCCAAGCGGAAAGATGGCTAAAGCATATCAAATAAGGCAAGTTAGAAAGTTCATACTGGAAAATAACTTGTTGATTAGGGGGTAAATATGGGAAATTATGAAATTGTATTGTATTGGTCGGAAGAAGATAGCTTGTATATAGCGGAAGTGCCAGAGCTGAAAGGGTGTTTTGCGGACGGAAAGACACGAGCAGAAGCCATAAGCAACGCCGAAACAGTTATAGCGGAATGGTTAGAGGTGGCGAAAGAGGAAGGCATAGCTATTCCAAAAGCAAAAGGAAAACTAATGTTTGCATAAATCGATTATGTGACGATAACAGAGGGGGCGAAAACCCTCTTTTTTTATTGCGTGGGTATAAATGCCCTCTTTTTGCTATGAAAGAGTGAAGAAAGGGGGAGTTTATGGAAACGATTTGGACGCCACAACCTAAGCAGGCGCTCATGATGGCACGACCGGAGTATGAAGCCTTGTACGGCGGTGCTGCAGGTGGTGGGAAAACAGATTATCTCGTCATTGAAGCACTAAGGCAAGTGCACATCCCTCACTATAAAGCCCTTATTTTGCGCCGTACCTTCCCGCAGTTAAAGGAAATCATAGATAAAGCCTATCTGTACTACCCTAAAGCGTTCCCCGACGCAAAGTACAACAAGACAGAACACCGATGGACTTTTTCGTCGGGCGCAAAGATAGATTTCGGAAGCCTAAACAGCGAAGAAGACAAGTACAAATATCAAGGTATCGCATACGACTTTATCGGCTTTGACGAACTCACGCATTTCACAGCGACACAATACGAGTATCTGAAGAGCCGTAACCGTGCAAACGGGGCGGGTACAATCGTATACACACGGGCGACAGAG